ACGATCATCATACGATCAGATGCAATACCACGATCCTCAATCATCTGCCTAGAGATAGCAGACTCAGACTCAAAGTAAATTACTCCAGCATCGGGATTACTGTCAAGGAAATGTTGGACAATACCAAGACAAAAGAAAGTCTTGCCAGTAGAAGACTCGCCAGCGATAGCGGTGATCTTATTTGATGGAACACCTCCATAGATTGAACCACTAACCAAAGCATTGAAAATGTAACTACCAGTATCAATGAAATCAGAAGTGTCTCCTGCTGCGATGCCATCACTGACAAGTCCTGCATACTCATTACCAATTTCCTTTGCTACATCCTTTAAAAAATTCACCCGTTGACCTCTAATAATGTTGTAATATGTTGAGAACGTTTCATGGCACGTTCAAACCATTTAGCATCTTTTAAATCATCAAAAAGTTTTTCTTCTCTAGATGCACCAGCACCGAATGCTTTTTGATATGTAACCATAAATTTTTTGCTCATCCGAATAGGAACTCCAGCGATGGTACTTTTTCTGCCTGCCAACCAATTGTATCCATTATAACTTTGATGGGATCAAGGAACGACTTTGAGAATTGTAAGTCATAGTCCACTTGTTTGTCAAGTCCAAACTCCCTCGGGAATGTACCCAGATAACTGATTACATTCTCGTTGATTTTGTTAGGGGTTTTCAGATAGACAAACTTGACCTTTTCTCCCTCCTGAATCAGAGGATACTTATGTGTAAGTTTATTCTTCTTATTATAGAAGTTGTATAACAATGCGCCACGCACATGAATAGGAGTGCCTTTACTGTATATCGATTGGGGGTGCGACCACTTATTTAGATTGTTGCATCCCCTAGGAAAAGAAATATCCTCAACTGGTAATGAAGAAAACTGATCTCTAAACCCTGAAATAAATGCCTGAGCATCTACCTCATCTTTGTTCATGATGACGATCATACATTCCCTAATTGCAGTGCGACATGCAGCAGGAGTAGAGGACTTAACTGCTTCCAAACCCATGATTTTTAGTTTAGGTTTCTCATAACGAACGCCCTCACTATCCCACACATTAAGGATATATCTTTTCTTAGCAGTCCAGATACCTTTATTGGCAATGTTCTCTCGCTTCATAACCATCTTCTGGTCATAAGCACCAACGTAATCTGCCAGTTCTTGATATGATTTTTCAATAAACGGTTCTATTCTTTCTTTACATGCGGAGTCAAGGAAGTTGACAATCCTCTCTGTACGAACATCCTGTGAAGGAAATACAGAACGCACAAGTAAGTCAAGACAGATGTAAATGCTATCAGTATCAGAGGCAATAACATAATCGTGATCCTTTGTTTTCAGTAACTTGTTTAGGTAAGTATTTACCTTGCTCTCAATCCACCTAATCGAGACTTGCCCCGAGAGAGTAATTGCCTCAGCATTTGCCAAATTGTAGTATCTGAAGTATTGGTTTCCGATGGCACCATAGGCAGAGTTGAGTTGGATTTTTCTTGCCATTTGGATATTGTTGAATTTGGAAATATCCTTTTGTAATGATGTGGTCTCTGCAGGTGTGGTGGCATGTTCAAGAGCTTGCTTAGACTTAAGCATTCTCTTCTTGTATATGGTCCGTTCATCATAGATTTTTTGCATCATTTCTGGTAGGAACCCAAGTATATCTTTACGGTACTGAGCACCGTTAGCACATACACAATACTTCCCATCAATATCTAGTTCTTGACTAAGTATCTTATCAACAGTTGCCGCTGGGTGCCTCGATTCCATGAGGGTCTCTGGGGAGATGTTGTACTGCATAATGAGATGAGGGTAAAGAGAGTTAAGATCAAAACTGACAACCCAATCATACTTTCCTGGAATCGGTTCCTTAACATAGGCTCCTGCATATTTTTCATCTTTCTTTTCACCCTTTTTTTGAGGAACAACTATGTTTTTATCACTAAGATAATTATAGATCATAGTATCCCACATACGAACCTGTGAGTATACATCTTCAAAGTTTACTTTTGCATCGTAACTCATTGTAATTGCGAGTTCTAGCAACTTCATTTTGTCTTCCAGTCGGTCGATTAGTTCAACGTCTTGGATGTTGTACTCCATAAACTTCTGCCAATCACTGGTATAGAAGTCCTTGAAGTTCTCATATTCTGAGTGATCAAGTTTTCTTTGACCGAGTTCCACAAAAGCGATATGGTCAAGTCGGTATGACTCTTGATTTGTATATGTAAACTTACGATAAAGATCAAGATAGTCAAGAATATTGACACCAGAGATGTCGTAAGCATAATTCTTACGTCCCATAACATAGACTTCTCTCTCATTGGCACGATTCCAAGGAGATAAACTCTTCATCCATTTCTCACCAAGCACACGATTTATTCTACGAGCAATATATGGAACGTCATACAGATTAACATTCCAACCCGTCAAGATATCAGGAGTATTTTGCACCCACCATCCAATAAAATGGTTTAGCATTTCTTGTTCTGTCCAGAAGATATGTGTTTCAACTCCTTCTGGTGCTTCAAACTCACGAGTTGCCCAACAGTAATACTGTTTAGTAACCATATCTTTAATGGTGATTGACAGCATTTGTTCTGCTGCTTCTTCTACATTAGGGAATCCGTTCTCACATTGGACCTCAATATCCAATGCATAGATCTTCATCTGATTAATACTATAGTCAACTTCATCAGGAAATTCTTGAGCAATGAACTGATATACAAATCGTTCATACCCATGAACTTTGAATCCTTCAATGCCTTCATACTTTTTTATAAACTCTCGTGCTTCGCGAGCAGATTCAAACTTTACAGGACGAACAGAATCACCCTCAAGAGTTTTGTACTTTTCTTCTTTATTTGAACTGACAAATAATGTTGGACTAAAATGGGCACGAGATTGAACTTGCCGCCCATTCTCATACCCACGATAACAAATTACATTTCCTGCAAGTTGCACATTTGTGTAGAACCTACTCATTCGCCGCTTCGTACTCCGTTGCAATTTGCTCTGATGGATCCACTATAGTCAAAACTGACTCGGATGTCAAGAACAAATCACGCTGTGAAGCAAATGCGGGGAAGGGTGACAATTTCCCTTCAGGAGAAATGCTAAAACATTTCTCAACTAAGATTGCAGGTTCTTCATCAAGTTCGGTCACTTGACCAATTAAATATTCACTCCTGTTTGTCATCAGAAGAATCTTCAGATTCGATTCCATTTGCTGCTCCAACTAATTCGGTGTACTTTGAGACGACATCATCATGAGTTTCATATGCACTAATGATTTCATCATAACGAATGATAATTTTTTGATCTTTTGCAAGAGGTGCATACGGTTCCATCGTAAGTTCAGGATTGCTGATCTTATGAATGTTACCATCATCATCTTCGGCATTCATACCTTCAGAGATCCAAACCGAGTAGGGTTGAATCAATTGGTAACCAAGAATTTTTTCATCCCCTTCTTGACTAATCTCACGAATGTCACAAATGACATCCTCACCGTTTCTTGTTCTTACGACCCTTACGCTCATAATTCCTCCTTTCAATTTCAATGATTGATTCTTTAATAATGTCTTTTAGGATTTTATCCTCCGAGACATTTTTTTCTTCTGCGATGGGTCTAACGTATCGCAGTAGTTCTTCAGTATATGATGCTGGAACCTCTACTGTCAAGAGGTCGGTATCACCATCATAATTATTAGGTTTTAAATTCAGATAAACATTCATAGTAACCTCAAACAAAAAGAGACCTTGCATAGCAATAGTCTCTTTGGTTGTAAATTATATAGGTTGGTTAGTAGTCCATGTTTCCACCATAACTGATACAGGTCTTTTTGTTTTCTGCTGATGATCTACACCACTGCCTCACATAACTATCTGCATCCTTAGTCATTGCAAAGTGTGCATGGTTATGAAGCATCCCTATTGTGATGAGCACACCAATAGTGATCAGATTATAGTGTGTCGCTGGATGGCACACTATCACTTTCAGGTAGTTGAGAATTTTGGATTTCATAAACCTTTAACTGCTGGTGCTCAGGGATGATCTTCCGTAATTCTACCACAAGTAATCCATTATTAAAACTGACTGTGCCAATTTCTACATCATCTGAAAGGTTAAATCCTCTAGCAAAAGTGCGAGTGGAGATACCTCTGTGTACATATTCCTCCTCACCTTTATTCTTTGGTGCAATCGATCTGATTAAAAGAACATTACTTTCAGTAGTAACTTCAATTTGCTCTGGTGCCCACCCTGCCAGTGCTAATTCAATTCTCCATTTAACATTAGATTCTTGAACAATATTATATGGAGGGTATGCTTCATTAACACTTCCCATCCCGTAGGAATGTAGTCTGTAAAACAGATCATCAAATCCTACTGAGTATTTTTCTGCAGCATCTACCACTGCATTAAGATCTTTCGTCGTGAACTTTCTAAGTCCCGTCATTTGTTATGCTCCTAATTAAAGCGAGTTTGTTGTGTGGTCCCCGAAGGCAACCAATATTATTTAACAAGTCTGTAGTTTAATGCATTGTGTAATATTCCGAACCTCTGTGTAAAGGATACCCAACATACATAGTATTAGACAAAACTCGATGGAAAAAATGACTAAATTTTTACCTATCGTTATGTTATTGATGACCGCATCAGCAGCAAATGCAGGTGCCCTTAATCATAAAATATCTTCCAGTGTTCAGTTAACCGTTGATGCTGCTCAAACTAATGTTACTAGACTAGGAAATTCCTACTCCATTAGTGGTACAAATGTTGGCACCTCAGATGGAACAACTGCTGGTATGCTTTCAACAGGCACAATCAGCAGTGGACTCTATGCACCTGGCACGATTTCAGCAAATCAACTTTCAGCAACAAACGGAGAAGCATTCTCTTTTAGCACTGCTTTCACACAGGGTGATGTAATCCCAACTTCTGCACCTACTGTTGGTGCTGTTGCAGCATTTGGTAACATTACATCTACAACTGCAGGAACTGCTGGAGATCTAGCAGGTACTATTGCTACTTCTGGTGCTCTCACGATCACGGCTGGAGGAGCTGGTACAAATGCTACTGGACAATTTGTGAGTGAGCTCACAATTCTACACTAAATAAATGGAGGTCAGAAATCATGACTTCTGGAAGGACAATCTTTTGGTATGTAATGAGTGCGGTGGGTGCCAGTGTCATACTTGCTCCTGTCCAGGCGGTCCCCGTGGTCCCAAACTTCAGCCAGGGATCCATGACGAGTCACACAGAGACAACTTCGAAGGTGTCTGAAACGATTAACTCTATAGATTATGCAACAGGATGGCAATATTCAGTAGCGGGTTCAAACGTGACCAACGGGGGACAATCGCTAAGTCCCAACCCAACGACAAACTCAGTGATAGTGAATCCATTAGGAGGAACAGAGGGGCAAGTAACAAGCGCCAACTCTGGTCTAGATTTAAATGGACAGAGTTTCACAATCGCAGAACCAGGAGCAGCATT